CTTCCGTTTTTCCAAATAAAAGTACGCATTTCTTCCAATGTTCTTTTTCCTTGAATAGTAATTGCTTTATCCTTTAAATAAGCATCTAATTTTCCTATCGTTAATGGTCTTGTTTTCATTGACATTGTAAAACCAGGAACCATTTTTGTTGTGTCTGTTATATCGTATCCTTTGGCTAAAAAGGCATCTGCGTTTGTTGCCGCGTCTCCTTTAGGTGAATAATATAAATTTTGATAACCTTTATCAATTACTACTTGAATTGTATTCCATCCTATATTGGCATTTTCAATTACAAGTAACGCATTATTATATTCAGTTGCAATAGCAACTAACATATGTCCAAATTCTTTTGTACCTATTTGTCCCTTAAATTCACCAATTTGTTTTGATTCTTCAATATCAATAATATGAAAGGCAGAATAATCTTGACTATCTCCTCTAGCTACATCAGCAGTAATTATATATTTTCTTGTATAATCTGGATATTCCCAAATATGTAATCCTCCTTCTATACCTCTTCTTTCTATAGGTTCACAAATATAAGTTTCTTCAATAAACTTCATCATTTCATTTTCAAAAACTGTGTGTCCTGAGGTTGTAAAATCACAATCACATTCTTGTGCTGCCATTCTTAAACCTAATTCATCATCTTGTTTGTCTCTCCATTCTTGGTTTCTTTCTGGATGAACTGACCAATGTAATTTAATAGGAACAAATCCATTTGTTCCTTCTTCTGCTTTAGTCCACATTTTATGAAAAAAGTTACCTGTTCCATTTGGTGTAGATAATACAATTGCTTTACCCCCCGTTGATAATGTTTGTTGTGATGAACCCCAAATTTCATCTATTTTATTTGTTTCAATAAAGGCAGCCTCATCAATAATCAATAAAGAAATTGCTTCTGATCTACCAGCATCACCTGCTGCTGACACTGCTTTAATTTGAGATCCATTTTTAAGTCGAAGGGCTAATTTATTATTTTCTGTAAATCCAATTTGTAACCAAGAAGGTAAACTATCATACATAAATTTAACCTTTGTAACTAAGTTTTTTGCTGTGTCTTGTTTAGTTGCTACTACAAGTATTGATTTATCTTTTTGAAAAATCATCATCCATAAAGAAATACCTGCAGATAAAGTTGAGATTCCTAATTGTCTAGATTTAAGAATAATACTTCTATCGTGTTTTTGTAGTAATCTTAAAGTACCTTCTTGAAATGGGTATAAGTTAAATTGACAACGACCTCTTGTTGGGTGTTGAATCCAACAATATTTTTTCATAAAATATACAGGATCCTTAGCACATTTAATGTACTCCTGTTTTATGATTTGTTTTATATTAGGTTGGGACATATGTTATACATATTGAGATACAGCGTTTTTAACTTGCTCTATACGTTCTTTTACAGTACCTTTAATAGTAACTGTATTTTTTCTATACATTCCTACAATTTGTTTAATTTTTTCGTCAACTGCTGTTCTATATTCTGCATTTGTTTCTCTAATTCCATTGTCTTCTATTTCAACTCCTTCAGGACTAACATAAAATAAAACATCATAATCATCTATTAAATAAAATAAAGTTGCATTTAAATAAAACTTTTCATGATCTTTCATTGACTCAGATAAATCAGCAAACGCCATAACATCAATAACTGTTCTGTCAGTTATAATTTTTTCTTGCATTAATTCAGCTGCTCTTTCAGAAGCAAAAACTAACTGTCCTTTTAAAGTACTATCTGTATTTAAAGGTATTCCTAAATTCATTAAATGTTTAGAACGTTCTGTTCTAAAATGATAATCTTTAAATTCAGGTAATTCTTTTAATGCATTTACTAGTGTAGTTTTTCCTACACTCATTGTTCCACAAAATCCTATTCTCATATTTTTAATTTCTATGGTTTTGTCCTTTTGGAGCTGGTTTTTTATACCAAGGTAAACCTTCTTTACCTTTCATAATTTCATTCCATTCTTCATAATCAAATTCAATACCATTTAAATAATATTCTTTTCGTTTTTGTTCTTTATTAATTAAAGCAGGACCTTCTTCACTATGAAATACTGTTCTGTCTCCCATTTGTAAAGCTAAAGCTATGGTTTTAGAGCCATCTTCTTCAATTTTAGATACTCTTAGTGTTTTTCCCTTAGGATTAATCCATTTTCTAATATTATGTAATTCTTCTGCTGTTGCTTTGTTTGCCATATTTAATTTTTTAATAATTGTTCTGCTACTAATGTTCCTTGTGCTCCTGATACTGTTATACCTCTTGCTGATAATGCATCACCTACAAAATGTACGTTAGGAAACCTAGTTAAACTTAAATCATCGTAATTAACTAAAGGTTCAGGTGACAAATATTTTACTTCTGGCATATAAATTCCCCAATCTTTACCTAATGTGGGAAATACTATTTCCATATCTTCAATAAATTCATTAATATATGAAGCATACTCACCAATTGCATCCCATAAAGGATCCATACTGTCTACTACTTTAGTTTCTACATAATCTCCTTCTGATGTTTTAGAAGGTACTCTATGTGAAGGAGAATAAAATGTTCCTACACCATCTACTTGTAATTTTTTTACTGCTTCTCTTGACCAATCAAATGGTTTATCTATACCTTTAATTTCCATTAAAATACCAAAATTAGTCATATCGTTTCTATATGCTTCATCTTTTTTAGCATGACCATTATAACTAATATCTCCGTAAGTGTGTTCAGCTGCAACATAAGCTGCATTATTATTTGTGCAAAATGATCTTAATGATACACCTTTATCATCATATTTTCTATATAATTTAAAATCATAACTTACATCAATTAATTTTTGGAAGTGTTTTTGTGGTGCTTCAAAACGTACTCCTATTTGTACTGATTTTGGTTCTGTTGGTAATTCATATTTTTCAGCTAATTGTTTTCCAAAGTCAATACCTGATTTTCCTACGCCAAATATTAATGTATCATAAGGAATTACATATTGATCTGTGTGTGCTTCTTTATTATCAAAATTAATATCAGTTACTTTAGTTTCCCATATAAATTCTACACCTTTTTCTATCAAGTAATCATGCCAATTCTTGCCAATTTCATGTAGATAATCGGTTCCAACATGCCATACAGGGAATAAGCGTAAACCAAAATGTGGTTTAATAAAATCGGGTTCTGCTATAGGGTTTGAACATTGTACTTCGTCTGGATTAGGGTGAAAACGTTTAAAATTATCAATTACTTGATCAAATAATTCCATTGCTTTTTCTTCACCTGTATATTTAGACAATTGTCCTCCTATTGATGTGTGGTAAGTTAATTTACCATCAGACCAACCACCTGCTCCTAAAAAACCTCTCATTACGTCTGCTGCTGGTCTTCTATATGGATCTAAACCCATGTCAATAATAGTGATTTTTCCTTTAAAGTCGTTGTCTACTAATTTTGTTGCTGCATTAACACCGGCAACACCAGCTCCTACAATTACTACGTTATTCATATTTTGTTGATTTATGGTAACGTACAAAAAAAAGCTGTGGCTACCAAATTGGAGGCCACAGCTCTCTTAAAAATTTTATTTAAATTGTTCGGCTATGAATCGAACTATATGTTTTTTTATTAATCAGGTACTTCCACCATAATTAAACCTCTAAACCAATGAGCTAATTTTATCCACCATCTTTTAGCTGCTACAGCTGCAATGTAAGTTTCTTGAGTTATTTTACCTGTCATAGCTAATTCATCGTGTGCAGTAGTAATAAGATTACTTAATTCAACAGCTGAATTTGCAAATTCTTGAGTCCATCCTGTTTGTGCTATAGCTTCTCTATCATTTGGTATTGTAACTGTCATATCTGTAACCATTTCACCCAAAGCTGGTAAGTAACCCGCTAGTTCTGTTTGTAAGGCCATTAATCTTCTTTCATTTTCCATACCTTCTCCACCACGTGAATCTGTTTCCATTTCTTCATTACCTCTACCCATTGGGTCATTAGAACCACCACCTTGATTCATATCCCCAAATGGATTATCAAATGGGTTATCTGGAAATGTAGGCATTGGATTTCCTCCTAGTTTATCAATATCAAATGGCTCATAGAATTTTTCATTTAAAATATTTTTAACATTTTCTAATAATCTAGAAGCTGATGGTTTTATTTTTGTAAAACTAACATCTATTTTATTATAATTAACATATTTATATCCACTCTCATTTAATGTTACAGCATGTGATGGTATTTCTTCAGCGAGAACACCTCTATAAGTTCCACCTCCATATCTAGCTTTATTTTTATATTCAAATTCATATATATTAATACCTGAAGGTGATTTTCCTATTAATTTAATATTTTTCTTAAGTCTAGAATCAGATCCACAACACCAACCCCAAGCACTAATAATGTTACCAATACCTTTTCCAATATCTATCAATTGTTTTACCCATGGTTTTAATATCCATTTTTCATTTATCATTTGCATTTCTTTAATGCCCGCTAATTCCTGAAATCTTTCTGTTAGTAATGTTTTTTTCATAATTTTATTTTTTATTTCTTTTTTCCATTGTACGTCCACCAAAGTAGGCACCAATTACTGTTATTAATACTAATTGAAGTAAGTCTGTCCATTTTGCTTCAACAGTAAAGTTAATTGTCCCTGCGTCGATAAATATCATAAGAACTGTAGAGACGACAAGAAAAATTAAAACAAGTGGTCTTACATTTTTACTTAACCAACTGTCGCTCTTCATATCTGCTGACCAACGATCAGTTATGTTTTGTTCCATCTTAGCTTCATGTTCTGCTATTAAAGCTTTAATTTTTCTTTCTGCTTCTAATTTTTCTTCTTTTGATGTGTGTAAGTTATCTATAACTCCGCCTACACCTTTTACAAGCTCTGCTGCTCCGCCTGAAAATAAATTTCCTAATATACTCATAACGTTTTGTTTTATCTTTTATTTTATATCTCTAAGTATTTGACGAACTTTTCTACTTAATCTTTTTCTTTCTGCTAAACCTGCTACAGCTGCTTTATCAGCTGTTCTACCTGCTGGAGCATAAGGTGGATTTACATCAACATCTCCTGTATTTAATTTATTTACTGCTACTTTAACATGTCCTGCTTTTGCAGATATAACTGGCATGTCAGGTCTTTCATTTGCCCAACTTGGTGCTGCTAAAGTCACTCCACTTAAATTAGTTACAAATTTCTTTACTGTTGCATC